TCTGTTCTTCAATAAGGGAAATCTTACCCTTGAGTTCTGCCAACTTAGTCTTGTCATCATCAGATACAGAACCTTGTGTATAGGTTTCGATATCCTTCTCTAACTTAACATTGAACTTTTCTAACTCATTTATAGAAGAACGAATCTTAGCAATCTCTACATCATGTTTACGAAGTGTAGCAAGGTTATCTTTAATGATATCTAGTCGTTCGTGTTCTTCCCTTTCCATTCTATTGGCGTCTGCAATAGCTCTGTCGAGTTGTCCGAGTTTTCCAGTACTTGCATCAATCTTCGTCTGCTTTGTCTCTGGCGTGATATCCTGTTCGCATGTCGGACATTCCTCGTTGCTCTGGAAAAAGTTGATCTGCCTTTCATGTTCACCTCGTTTGTTAGATAGTGCAGCTTCTGTTCTGGATAATTTTCTAATCTTTTCTTCTAATCTAATCTTATGTTCACTATCAAATGATAACGCTTCTTTAGCATTATCCAAGGAGACAATCTCTCCCTGTTTAGTTTTTATAGCAGAATCATTTGATGCAACCTTAGACTTACTATCATCAATGATAGATGACTTGTTCTCAATCACATCTTTAATAAATCTTTCTTGTAGGGCTGCCTTTTCTTTTGTCAAGTCATACGTCTGTTCAGTGTTCCGAATATTCTCATTTAGTTCTTTTGTTTGATTCTTCAATAGGAAGTTCATCAAAGAGAAAATCTTAATGTCTAGGATATCCTCGACAACCTCACGGCGTGCCTTGGTAGTAAGTTGCATGAATGGTACAAAGGTAGACGAACCTAGTATAACAACCTGTGTGAAAGAACGATAGTTCAATCCCATAATCTGTTGTTCTAAGTACTTCTGATAGTCTCTGGCGTTTGCGTCTTGGTTAATCATACTACCATTAACATACACTTCAAACTTATTGGGTTTGATACCCCGAATAACCTTAACGTCCTTCCCGCCCACGTTAAACTCGACCTCAACCACAGACCCGCTGTTATTTACAGTGTTTACCAATTGCTTCTTGGAGATATTTCTGAAAGGTTTATTAAACAAACCAAAGCACAAAGCGTCAAGAATGGTAGACTTTCCAGCACCATTCTCTCCAATAATCAGAGTAGATGAACTCCTGTCCAACTGGACTTCTGTGAAGGTATTCCCTGTCGAAAGAAAGTTCTTCCAACGTACATATTTAAAAGTAATCAAAGTTCTAAGTCACTCGCTTCTAAGTATAACGATTTCATCATTGATGTGAGTCTTTCTTTATTCAAGTCCACATCTAGTTCATCAATATATCGCTCCAACACTGTCATAGTGTCTTCTGCATTTTCAACAATAGCATCATCTACATTAGATGCATCTAATTCAGAGAAGTCCTCTACAATCTTCACCTCATGGGCGCAAGATTCAGATAAGACTTTATCCACAAACCTATCGAATTGATAGATATCTTTCTTATTAACTACAACTATTCTAACATACTTATCCTTCAATGTCAAGACATCATAAGAAGAAAAGTCTGTTGTTGTGTCATCGTAGTAAATCTTTTCAAAGATAGTGAAAGGGTTTAGTACACGTTCCAAGTCTCTGGTAGTAGTGTCGAATATATGGAATCCTTTAGGACATCCATAGTCAGCCCAAGTCATTTGGTAGGTAGTACCAAGATAGTAAACCTGTCCGTCATCAGACTTCTTGTGGAAGTGTCCACTGAATACCGTATCGAACTTCTTTAGGAAACCTTTGTCATATCCACCCTCGGCCTTTACACCAGCATGCATCTCAAACCCATTAATCTCCAAGTGTCCAATTGCAACCTGTGCCTTGGTTTCTTGAATGTGAGTCATAGTTTCTGCATGGTTCTCTGGACAAATCCAAGGAATGAAACAGATAGGAGTTCCGTCAAACTCTACTGTAGCTGTTGCTGGGTATGTGTGTATATTGTCGAACTTACCATTAATCAACTCTTCTAGAGAGTTAACATCATTAGTGTTCTTATAGAATGTATCGTGATTACCTACCAGCATGTGGAGAGTAATACCTAGTTCTTCGTGTTTCTGTAGAAACCGTTCACGAAAGTCTTTGGCAATCTTATAGGAAACAAACTTACGTCTGTCCATAACATCACCACCATGAATAACCGTATCAATGCCACGTTTAATTAACTCTGGGAAATATACTTCATCCCAGAATTTGTAAAAGTAGTCATTGAAAAAAAGGTTATCGTTTCGTGCGCCGAAGTGCGTATCAGTTATTAGCGCTATCTTCATTTATTTCTTCACCTTGTTCATCATAAAATTTTTCAAGTCCTTTAGGTTCTTTCTTAACCTTCTTCTTTGGTTTATAGACTGCTTCATCAGGAAGGAAGTTCTTTTGTAGATAGTCTACATATCCTGCCTGAGACATGTCTTCACCTTGCATCATCATCTCAACATTCATATTAGAAATAATTTGATGTTTGACATGTTGTTGCTTCTTCTCTTTTGCAATTCTACGAAGGAATGCATAGTAGATGATTTGAGTAAAGTAAGCAAAAGGGTTCTTGGACTTCTCTGGATTGAAGTTACCACAGTATTGTAAACAGTTCTCAATGCCGTCTGATATCATCTCATCCCGATAGGTATAGTTGATGAAGTTTGGACGGTATGACAAATGATTTGCAATCTTTAGAAAGCACTCGCCGATATAGTTCGTAACAGGTGGTTGTGGGTCACCCAATTCCTCTGCGTCTTTGCATTTATCTTTCCACTCTGACATAGCGGCAAGAAAGTCTGCATTGTTGACGTAGTGAACACCCTTTTGTTTTTTAGCCATTATCTTTATTATAACTCCACAGTTTGTTGTATTAATTTTACAACGTATAACATATTATACATTATTCACACGAAATGTCAAGAGATTATTCAATTTAACTTTATTTCTCAAAAACTATTGACAACCTCTTGACATGGTTGTATAATGGGTATGTACCCTTTGAGAATGATTAGAATTAGAGTATAAGCTAATGTATTGTTTTAGACACATTAGAGAATAGTTCTAACTGTTCTTCCATCTCTATTTCATCAAGTTCCTGATCAGTAGGTTCAATCCAGATATCATCATCAGGCGATTCACTTCGCATCCTTGTGACACAAACTTCATAAAACTTAGACAATCCGACTGAAGCACTTACTTTTAGAATTACACTACTCTTGTTGATTTGAAATACTTCTTCTTCAGAGAAATGTACCCATCGACTTAACGATACAGATTCTTCGATTCCTTGTCTTGTAATTTTAGGTATTGAATTAACTAGTAATGGATTCTCTATCTGGTAAGTCTTTGATGCTATATCATCAGTAAGCTTACATACAATCTCTTCGCCACTAGATAACTTTAAAATAATATTCTCTGTTGTCATATCTTTATCCTTGTAATCTCGTAGTCAAATTCTTCTTCTGCATATATATTTATTCGTTCTTGAAAGTGGTTAATTGTAAAGTTTCTCTTAGACTTGTGTGTTAAGTCATCAGCTAAATCATAAAGAGTTGCCGATTCTTTACTTTCACTCTTACGCAATCCTCGACCTATACTCTGCAATGTACGAATTCTAGACTTACTTGGACTAGAGAATACGATGTTATGGAGATTACGGATATTAATACCAGTAGAGAATGTACCATAAGACGCAACAATGATTGCACTCTTTTCTAGTTCTGTAATAGCACGAATGTCTTCTCTTGTCTTAGTGTCTGTACCACCATAAACGTAGAACACCTTTCTATCAGTATCTTCTGATATCATCTTATGCAGAACATCACCATGCTTTTCTACATATTGAAACAGTACTAGTGTATTACCTTTTAGGTTGAGTGTCAAGTCTTTTATGAACTTATTTCTTTTTGGGTGTGTTACGATGTAGTCCATCTCTTCTTGGTATGTCATACCTTTGACAGTCTTACACTCTTCTTCTGAGTATGTTAGAACCAAAGACTGAATCTTAAATGAAGCAAGTGTCTTTGAATCAATCAACTTCTTAGTAGTGATAACCTTCTTGAGAGAACCAAACAGTCCTTCTAGAACCAATCTGTGTGTCTGCATACCATCAAGAGTACCTGTCAAACCAAAACGATATTTACATTTGTCTAACATGGTTAAGATAGAGGTTAGAGACTTAGCCTTAAATAGATGAGCCTCATCTCCTACAACCAATCCAAATGTATCAAAGTAAGACTTGGGCATCTTGTAGAGGGATTGCCATGTAGATATAACTACTGGTTTTGTGATATTCCTGTCATGTCCACTATACACTCTCTGCATGTTGTTTTCAGACCAACCATAATCAACAAAGTCTGAGTACATCTGTTCTACTAGAGATGTAGTGGGAACAAGGATAAGAATCTTATCTGTTTCTTTTTCTTTCAAAAGCAACTTATAGTAACGTACAAGAATGTAGATTATGAGGGACTTACCCGAAGCAGTAGGACTAAGCAACAAAGCACGATGTTTTCTGATAGCAAAATCCACGGCATCCACTTGGTAATCACGAGGTGATATAGGGTTGCCTCTAGACTTGAGTTTAAGTCCATTGATGAATCCATTAAGTATTTCTCTGTCAAGTTGTTTCTCATCTTTTAATTCCTCACTAATTTCATAGGGTTCTTCCCAATCTTCTAACCACTTCTCTAAATACGAGAGAAGTCCAAGATACAATTCTCCTGTCTGTGGAGAGTACAATCTTATCTTTCCATCCCAAATACGGTTTCGATATGCAGGCATAAACTTTGCGCCTGGCACTTCGAATGTGAAATGGTCTGATAACGAACGAGCAGTGGAGGGTTCGGCAGATACTTCTAAGTATACCTCATCCTTCTTTGTAACTTTTGTTGTCACTAGACAACACCATCTACAAATTTACGCCATTCAATTGCGTTTTTAATTTCCCAGTTACGATTACCAACCTGTTTTAAAATACGTTCACAGGTGTCTTGACATATCTTGAAATATTCTACCTTCTGTTTTGCCTTAATAAGGTCAATATCAGAATCAAGGTAGATGTGCAAGTCTGCTTTGAGTATTTTATGATCGAATGGGTTGTCACGATAAACGGAGGCGTCAGCCTTCCCACCATAGTACTCCCACTTCTTTCGATAGAGTACATGATACTCGCCGTTTTTTAAAAGAACGAGTTGTCTAAAGTTGTTGTATATAGTAATATATTTTTGGTGAAGAGATGCGGCCCTTAGAGATTCATCTCCAAGTTCTAGGTTATCTATCTTCAAGTCTTTTTCGGCGGTTGCCTGCAATTCATCTAGTGTCATAATAATTCCATCTTATAGGGTGTGAACAGGGTCAACGAACTTACTGTTCTATATTTTCTCTCAAATCCAGAGAACCAATTAAGGGTGTCTAAGTCGAATCCCCCTGTTCACGTTTATATTTATAATCTCTTAAATCTTAGATCCAAGGACTTCTAAGTTATAGTAATCGTAATTCATTGTCATGGTAGCAGTCAAATTTTGTGCATCTGTGTCCTTAGTATCAAAACTTACTCCTGACAGAGATGTAGGATATACATTTTTAAAATTAACTTTAACTGTAGGATTGTTTTTATTAGTCATAATCATCAAGGTTGCATCACTCTGGAGTGTAGATACATTTGCTGTGCGACTTGATACACTTGTTCTTGTCACCGCAGCGTCTGAAATTGCATCTGCGAACTGAGCAGTATTTTCTGGGAATCCAATACCTACCATCCAATCATGGATTTCACGCCAGTTTGAAAGGTTCTCCTGTACAGCAAATGATATCTCTAGAGGTTCATAGTTAACTGTGTCCCCCATCATATTAAGTGAAGTGAACCTAGTGTTAAGTACTGCGTCACCTGAGAATGCAATGCCGGGCAAGTTTACTTCTTGAATAAAATATTCTGTGTTTGGTATTTTTAGAATAGAAAATCGGAATTGAGTTGGGCGGGCCAGATCAAGATTGTCTGGTTGTCTATCAAGCGGGTTTGTTTTAACTATTGCCATTTTTGTTTTCCTCTAACTCTTCTTCTGTTTTTCATACTACTATTTATAAGACAAAAAAAGAGGGAACCGAAGTCCCCTCTAATAAAGTTTGGTATAACCAAATCTTTTTATTACATGATGTTAGTAACTTGTACTCGTCTGTAATATACGTTGTCATTTGCAGTCAAAGCGCCCTGAACGAACAGTAGCACCACCAGCAAATGGGTTAGCAGCCATACCATAACGGGTTTTGAAACCGATTTTTGGTTGGAAACTAGATTCACCAACTGCACGAACCATTTGTAACGGAACGTATGGGCAGTAGAATAAACCAGCATCGTAAGGTGAAGTACCTTTGTATCCTACTGTGAAGTACTGTTTAGCATCTCCATTTGCAGAATATGGGTCGATATACACTTTAAAGCGTCCGTTAAGAACACCAGCAAATGTGTTACCAGAATCATCAACATTCAAGTTGTTGTTTAGGGCAGGAGTATAGTCCAACTGTCCAGCCATCTGCAATGCAGATGCAACATCAGAAGAACAGATAATCATATTACCTTTTCCTCTACGAGTTTGTTGTGCGATTACGTTAGCTTCACGTTCTACTTGGAACATAAGTCCCTTGAACTTCTCAACACTCCAACGGCCGTTAGAATCAACGTCCATATCGAAGATACCAGAAGTAGCAGTATCAACCTGTGCGCCTGGCTTAGCAGTTACATAGACTGTACGAACAACTTCACGGTTGATCTCAGCGAGAATTTCAGCAGAAAGGATGTTTGCAAGTTCTGTCTCAGCGTCCAAACCATGAATCGCTTTAAGGTCTTGTGCAAGTTCCATTGTGTATTCTGCTTTAAGAGCACGTGATTTAGCAGTAACAGTTTGCTTTTCAATTGAGAAAGACATCTCTTTGAAAGCGTTGTTGGCTGCATCACCTAATGCTTCAACAGTTGCAGTTGCAATACCAGTACCACCAGTATAAGTACCTGGCGAACCATCATTCAAGATAGCAGGGTTAGTACCAGCCTGTGTACCAGCACCAGAGAAATCTGAATCTGGTTCTACTAATTGGTTCTCTCCACCACTTGCGTTGGTATAGCGTGAACGCATTGCGAAGATTAACCCTGTTGGGCCAGTCATCGGTTGAACACCAGCAATATCATAAGCGATAAGGTTAGGCATAGAACGTCTAACTAGTGAAATCATAATTGGATTCCAGTTAGCTGAACCAGCGGTGCTATTTGTTGGTGCTGCTTCGTTTAAGAATTTAGAGTCTTCAGCAATTGACTTTTCTTGGTTTTCTAAGATAACAGTGGTTACAGCTCTCTTGTATGAGTCTTTGATCTCTGGAAGATCATTGTGCTCGAGGACTGGCTGCCACTTTTCTTGTAGATGTTCTGTCTGGAACATTTTATTTCTCCTTGTTAGGTTTACTAATAATATTTATAAAAAACGAATCTTTCATCGTTATTTTGCACGCTTTACGTTTCGACTAATTGCACTCATGTAAGTACTCATAGCACCAGTTGTATCAATAGCTGTTTGTTCTTCTTGAACAGCATCTACGGATTCAGCGACAGTTTGTGCCTTTGGAAAGTAACCTTCCTTAAGCGTTTCGAGTTTTTCACTGAAAGATTCTTCAGTTGTGAACTCTACGTCCTCAGCAAGAGACTTAAATTTTTCAATTTCTGTATCTGCAAGGTCAGAAGCGACTTGTGCGAAAACTGACTCACGAACCAATACATCCTTTTCACTTTTCAGTGAAGCGAGCGTAGTGATTTGTTCATTCAACTTCTCTTCTAGAGCATCAATCTGTGCAGACTGTTGACCTAAAATATCGTACTTCTCATCTGGTACATCTATATAGTGTTCTTCGAATAGAGACTTTAATCCAGAAATGAAGTCTTCTGCAATCTCACCCTTTAGTCCACGTTCAATAGCGATTTCGTTTTCTTTCATCCACTCTTCTACAACGTAGTTCATGTATGCATCGACTTTTTCAGTCAATTCACTGCGTACTGATTCAACTTCTTCAGCAATTTCTTGCGTCTTAGCTTCTTCAATTCTCAATACTTCTGAACGAAGTTTTGATTTTACAGCAGCTTCAAAAATTGTGGATGCTTTTTCCTTAAATTCTTCAGAAAGTTCTTCACCTTGTACAAGTGCAGTTACGTCTTCAGAAACATCTACAGATGCTAAACGAGCGTCTAAAGTAGATTCATCTACTTCTTCAACATCATCTTCGTCATCGTCTTCTTCTTTATTCATCGAATCATATGATGCTTTCAGTTCAGTTGCTTTCATGCCTTCCAACTTGGAATACATTGCTTTCAACATCTCTGCTTTGGTCATCTTCTTCGATTCTTCCAGATCATCACCTTCGTGATCGAGTTCAGCGTCTTCTTTGGTTTGTTTGGCTTTAGGTTCTGCGGCCTTCTTAGACTTTGCAGATACTTTCTTACCAATACTGTCTGTTGACTTTGGATCAACTACAGCCTTACCCAAATCTTCTACTTCACCCTCTGGCTTTTCCATTGAGTCACCTTTACCAGCACTGTCGGTTTGCTTCTTTGCTTCTTCAAGCTCCAATTCTACCTGTGCTTCCAGTTCCTCAATTGTCTTGTCTAGTTCTGACATTGGGATCTCCTTGAGTTGTTTTGTCTTATCATAATCATATTTATAATAATTAAAGTTTCGACATAAATTTAGCGAAGGCAAGTGCGGAAACATTTGACTGTCCCTTTCGTACACCTTCATTTATATCATTTTTGATTCCATTGATATCTACTTCTCGTAGAATACCGTTGTTCCAAATCCACTCCTTACCTTCCATAATACCTTCAACGAAGGCTTGTGGTGCAGAAGGGTCTGCAACAATATCTGCCGCTGTGGCAAGATAAAAATCGTCTTTCACATAATTCGCACCTCTCCTAGATTCGATAGACCCCATGCCTCTAGAAGAGACACCTAGTTTACCACCATCTTTGATTAGTGCTTTCGCAATTTCCCCCATTGGAGTTGAGAGCAGTTTCGCCTCACCAATAAAGTTCTTTCCATCCGCTTCCAGTTTTGTAATCATGTGCGATACTCTGTCAAGATTGACAGTGGGGCCTTCTGGATGGCCCAGTTCCCCAAATGCACGACCTTCGGCAACAAATTCTTTGTTATAACGTGCTACTTCTTTCTCTAGCACGTTCATCGGGTAGACACGACCATTTCGGTTTTTCATGTCTGCCTGCATAAAGATTCCACGAATCTTCATCTCTTTACCACCACCTTCTTTCTCTTCGGTGATGTATTCTACGTCTTGTATATGTTCAGCAATAAGTTTCATTTCAATTCCCCTTTAAGGTTGACTACCAACTGCTGTGCAACTCATTGCAGCAGAACACGCAATATTATCACTTGGTTTTTTATCAACAAAAATAACTTGGTTTTGAATCAATACCACTGTTCCAGCATATGTCTTTGTGGCCGTAATCGTATGATTTTCTGATGGGCCATCGGTTAAAGTTAATACTACGTTATTTTCTGCATTTCCAAGTGAAGTTGCAAGACTAACTGTGTTTGCATCTACTACTTTTACGAAATACGTTTGATCGTCTACTAATTCAGCAATCTTAGTTCCACCACCATCAGAATAAATAACTTCATCCCCTGTAGTAAAACCATGACTTGAAACTGTAATTGCAGCGGCAGCAACATGAGAAGCTGCGTCAAATGTACCAACTGGAGCGGCAATAGTAACTGTTCCAGCGTTAGTAGCATTAACTCTAATTCTTGTTGCTCTACTTAATGTAGTTGCTGATGTAACAGCGGTTGCACTTCCTTTTAAAATCATCTTTACATTCCCTAAATTGTAAGCATTTCGTTTTCGAAGTAATCCATGAGTGCCTTAGTAGGTACTTTAAACTTCTTAGAAACACTATTTATTGTTTTATCAAAGGTATTTAGGAAATCTGTAGGTTTAGAATCCATCTCTTTGAAAATAGCGTCAATAGCCTTCCTCATCTGCGGAGATAATTTCTTATACTCCTTAGATGATTTGTGCTCGTCTTTCTCTGGTAAGTCCTGTTGGAACTGTGAAAGAGTCTTACTCACTATCTTCTTCTACCTCAGGCAAGTGATGTGTTACAAAAGTTTGAGCAACATCTACACGTTTTGTTTCTAGTGCATCTCCAACCTTCACTGCGAGGGCACTGTTAAAGTGAGTCTCTGCTGACAAGTTATCACCTGTCGCAATAGAGTTCACAAAATCTCTTACATTATCCATCTATTTATACTCCTATTATATATCATCTTCAGTTGAGGGTTCATCTTCTAATGGTTCCTCATCTTTGATTTGTTGTTCAACGTCACTAATTTCCTCATCAGTCATACGAAGAATCTTCTTCTTAACGTATTCTTGGGAGAAGTATGTTCCTACATAAGATTCGATCTGTCCAAGCATGTCGAGTCTTTCTCTAAGAATCTCTGCGTTTTTAAGTTCTGTAAAGTGTCCGTCTTGTAAAAAGTCGAACTGAATATGTTCTTTAAAGTGATCCCACTCTTCGACTGCAATAATACCCTTGAGTAGTAATTGTGTCTTGAGCATATCTGCAAAAAGAATTGAGAACTTCTTACGAAGTCTTCCAACAAACTTGGTAAATTTA